GCGTAACCGCCCAGCAGCAGCGCCTCGGCCGTGCGAAACAGCAATACGAAGAAACCCAGGCACTGGCCGGGAGCATGGCAGGTACCGGGGCCGCCGGCCTGGCCACAGGCAGCGGCATCCTCTACGCCGGGGCGCGCATGATGGCCCCAGGGCTTGAGTTCGACGCCAGCATGAGCAAGGTGCAGGCCCTGACCCGCCTGGACAGAAACGACCCACAGCTGCAAGCCCTGCGCGACCAGGCGCGCCAGCTGGGCTCCAGCACCCAGTTCACCGCCGGCCAGGCAGCAGACGCCCAGGGCTTCCTCGGCATGGCGGGCTTCGACCCCAAGGCCATCCAGGCGGCCATGCCCGGCATGCTCGACCTCGCCAAGGCCGGCGACAGCGACCTGGCGGAAACCGCCGATATCGCCTCCAACATCCTCACCGGCTTCAACCTGCAGGCCAGCCAAACCAGCCGCCTGGGCGACGTGCTGGTGGGCACCTTCACCCGCTCCAACACCAACCTGCAGATGCTCGGCGAAACCATGAAGTACGCCGGCCCGGTAGCCGCCAGCGTCGGCCAGGACATTGAGACAGTGGCCGCCATGGCCGGCAAGTTGGGTGATGCCGGCATCCAGGGCAGCATGGGCGGTACCGCCCTGCGCGCCATCCTCAACCGCCTCAGCGCACCGCCCAAGGCCGCCGCCAACGCCCTGGAAGAACTCGGCATCAGCGCCAAGGATGCCGACGGCAACCTGCGCGACATGCCCACCGTGTTGCAGGAGATCTACGAAAAAACCAAGAACCTTGGCGACGCCGACCGCGCTGGCCTGCTCAAGCACATAGCCGGCGAAGAAGCCGTCGCCGGCATGCAGGTGCTGGTGGCCCAGGCCGGTAGCGGCGCGCTGCAGGAGTTCATCGGCACCCTGCGCCAAACCGAGGGCGAAGCCAGCAAAACCGCCAAGGACATGGCCAACAACCTGCGCGGCGACCTCTCCGCCCTGGGCAGCGCCTGGGAAGACCTCGGCATCCAGATGCAGGAACAGCAGAACGGCCCCATGCGCGAAGTCACCCAGAGCCTCACCGGTATCATCGGCGGCGTAAAGGGCTGGATAGCGGAGAACCCCAAGCTGGCCGCCAACATCGTCAAAACCGCCGCCGGGGTGGGCATCCTAATGGCCGGCATGGGTGGCCTCACCCTGGCCATGGCCAGTATCCTCGGGCCGTTCGCCATGGTCCGTTATGGCCTCACCCTGTTCGGCATCCGCGGCGCAGGCATGGCCGGCACCCTGTTCAACCTCGGCCGCACCGCCCTGCCGCTGGTGGGCAAGGGCATCTTGTTTATCGGCCGCGCACTGATGATGAACCCCCTCGGCCTGGCCATCACAGCCATCGCCGCCGGTGCCTACCTCATCTACAGAAACTGGGACCGCATCGGCCCCTACTTCCTCGGCCTCTGGGCTGAAATCAAGCAGGGCTTTAGCGGTGGCCTGGGCGGCATTGCCGCCACCATCCTCAACTTCTCGCCGCTGGGCCTGTTCTACCGCGCCTTTGCCGGCGTGCTGAACTACTTCGGCGCAGAAATGCCGGCGCGCTTTACCGACTTCGGCGGCATGCTAATCGACGGCCTGGTCAACGGCATCACCAACAGCCTCGGCCGCATCAAAGCAGCCGTAACCGGCGCGGGCGAAAGCACCATCGGCTGGTTCAAGGAAAAACTCGGCATTCACAGCCCCTCGCGGGTATTCGCCGAGTTGGGCGGCTTCACCATGCAAGGCCTCGCCCAGGGCCTGAGTAATGGCGAAGGCGGCCCCCTGCAGGCGCTTACCGGCATAGGCAAAAAGCTCACCCAGGCCGGCGCGCTGGCCCTCAGCGCCAGCGTGGGCAGCACCGCCATCGCCATGGACAACCGCCCGCCCCTGGCCGCCAACAGCACCAGCCAGGCAGTGGCCGGCACCCCCGCTGAGATTAATGTCAACATCCACGTACACCCCAGCGCCGGCATGGACGAGCAAGCCCTCGCCCGTCTAATCGCGGCCGAGGTCGCCAAGGTTCAGCAACAGATCCAGGTGCGCGCCCGCAGCGCCCTCAGCGACCAGGACTGACCCCCACAAGGAGTAACACCCCATGATGATGGCCCTCGGCATGTTCATCTTTAGCCTGGAAACCCTCGCCTATCAGGAGTTCCAGCGGCAAACAGACTGGCGGCACGGCACCACCAGCCGCATCGGCACCAACCCTGCGCGCCAGTTCCTCGGCCGCGGGGAAGACACCATCACCCTGCCCGGCGTGCTGCTGCCCGCCCTCGCCGGTACCCAGCTAAGCCTCGACACCCTGCGCTACATGGCCGACACCGGCAAAGCCTGGCCCCTGGTGGAAGGCACCGGCAAAATCTACGGCGTGTGGGTGGTCGAGTCCCTCAGCGAAACCCGCACCCTGTTCTTTCGTGATGGTGCCGCCCGGCGTATCGAATTCAACCTGGTGCTCAAGCGCATCGATGACGGCCGCATAGATCTGCTCGGCAGCGCCATCGGGGCCGCCGGTAACATCCTCCGGAGGCTGCTGTGATCGACCAGGCCATGAGCCAGGCCAAGGGCCTGCTGGGCAAAGCAGCAGACGCCTACCGCGACGCCACCGCCTACCCCAAACCCATCTGCCGCCTGCTTGTGGATGGCAACGACATCACCAACGCCATCGAAAAGCGCCTGGTCAGCATCGAGCTAACCGACAACCGCGGCATGGAGGCCGACCAGCTCGACATCCAGCTCAGCGACCACGACGGCCTGCTGGCCATCCCCCCGCGCGGGGCCGTGCTGCGCCTCTGGCTGGGCTGGAGCGACACCGGCCTGGTAGACAAAGGCAGCTACACCGTCGACGAAACTGAGCACAGCGGCGCGCCCGATGTACTCAACATCCGCGCCCGCAGCGCGGACCTGCGCGGCGGCTTCAAGGCCAAGCGCGAGCGCAGCTGGCACGCCACCACCTTAGGCGCAGTGGTGGCCGCCATCGCCGCCGCCCACGGCCTAAGCCCGGTTATCAGCGCCGCCCTCAGCGCCATCGAGCTGCTGCACCTAGACCAAGCCAACGAGAGCGACGCCAACCTGCTCAGCCGCCTCGGCCAGCAGCACGACGCCATCAGCAACATCAAAGCCGGCCGCCTGCTGTTCATGCCCACCGGCAAAAGCACCACCGCCAGCGGCCTGGCCCTGCCCCATGTAACCTTCACCCGGGCAGACGGCGACCAGCACCGCTTCCTCCAGGCCGACCGCGACAGCTACACCGGGGCCAAGGCCTACTACTACGAAGTGAACAGCGCCGAGAAAAAAGAGGCCATCGCAGGCAGCGGCGACAACATCAAGGAGCTGCGCCACACCTACACCGACCGTTCCAGCGCCCTACGTGCCGCCCGGGCCGAATGGCAGCGCCTGCAGCGCGGTACCGCCACCCTCAGCTACACCCTGGCCAAGGGCCGGCCAGAACTCACGCCCGACCAAACCTACAGCCTCACCGGCATCAAGGCCGAGATAGCCGCCATCGTCTGGCTGGGCGGCAACATCCGGCACAGCTTCACCCCGGATAGCTACACAACAAGCCTCGACCTGGAATCCAAACTGCCAGACGGTGACGAGGTGGCCGATCTGGCCGAGGGCGCGGCCTACACTGGCGTGGTGGCCACCTACCGCGACGAGAAAACCGGCGAGCAAAAGCAGCTCACCGCCGGCGACCAGGCCACCCCCAAACGCCTCACCCACCTCTACGCCAGCAAGGCCAGTGCCCAGCGCGCAGTGGACAGGGAGTGGGAGCGGCTGCAAAACCGCCAGGCGTAAAAAAGCCCCGCATGTGCGGGGCTTTCGTTTCAGCTGGGTGACTCGCGGCTCACCATCGCCGCCATCGCCCGCCGCATAAAAACCTGCTCAGCATCGCCAAGCTGGCGATAGAACCTCAACAGCAGCCGCTCCTCTGGCGTAATCCACTCCATCAGGGGCCGTGCAACCCGCTCCGCTGGTTGATCGCCTACAGCCTCAAGAACTTCGGTACTCATCTGCATACTCCGTTAATGGCAGTGAGCCCTGACCATAACGGCAGCTTTCCGAAACCCAAGCGGGCTGGCATGCGACTTTCCGCTAGTGCGGCTACAGCGCGGGGGGCTCTATCAGCTCATCCCGCATAATCAATATTTCCTTCGGTGCATCAACCGACACCTTCGCCTCGTTCCCGTCAATGGTGCCCAGGGTGATGGTGATACCGTCGCGCAACAGGTGCTGCAGCAGCTTCTCGGTATCAACCCCGGGGTCAATTGTCAGGCGTAAATGCTGGCCTTCGCGGCGTGTAACGGTCAGGTATCCCATAGGTGCGTCCTTGCTTTGCTGGTGGTCTATTCGCCCGTGACAATCCGCATCACATCGGCGTCAGTGCGCTGGTGCAGCGCCTGCAGGTAATCCACGGGTATGGGCTCGCTGCCGGCCTCGTAGCGCTTCTGGGTGTGGTCGGTGCGGCCGCACAGGTGCGCCAGTTCATGCACCTGCAAGCCAAGCCGTTCGCGCTCAGCGCGCAGGCGTTCTCCGAAGGCCTTGTCATCATCCAGGGCGGCTACTTGCACAGCTGCAGCCCCTGCTCGATCAGCGGCCCGACACTGACCTTGGTGCCCGGTATGGCCGGGTTATCGCGCCACACTTTGTCGAGCGGCTCCAACGCCAGTGAGCGAGCCTTACCACTGGCTATTCCATTGAGCGGGTACATCACGCCAGTTTCAGCGTCAGCCACCACCACAGCGTTGCCGCCCAGGCATGACAGGTGCATTTCTTCCACAGCAAACGGCCAGGCGTCGCCGTAGTCGTCGGCGCTAATCAGCTGCGGACCAGCAGCATAGGTGCCAGCTGAAAAGAGCCCGGCGATGGCCAGGCAGAAAAGTCCTTTACGCATCCCTACTCTCCCCATTGGTTACGGCTTCAATTCATAGCGCCCGGCCATCTCGGCCAGCGCGGTAACCATCTTGGCCGCTCCGGCGCGGTCGGCTTCTGGCAACTGCCGGTAGCGTTCCAGCAGCCCGGCCTCATCCGGGGAAAGGCTCCCCGCCTCTGTCGATATCCGCGAGCCAGTCAGCACATAACTCACATCAACCCCCATGCCCTGCAGGGTCATCAGGTAGCGGATATCCGGCGAACTGGATTCCAGCTCATACGCCTTTTGGGTGCCACGGCTCACGCCGGCCTGTGTGCCGAAATCGGTCTGATTCAGGCCAAGCCGTTCCCTTTCTTCTCGCAGGCGTTCACCTGCACCAGACGCAATGAGCATTTTTTTGATCAATACCAGTTGACTTGACCAGTTTTCTGGCCAAGAATCCTTTCCATCGAACACGATTAAACACGGATAAACACTATGCATGCCCTATTAACCCCTGAGCAAGCCCGCGCGGCTCTTGACCGCGAGGGGAAGAGCATTGCGGATTTCGCCCGGCAAAACGACTTGAACAAAAATCTGGTCAGCGACCTGCTCAACGGCCGCAAGAAAGGTAAGCGCGGCGAAGCCCACCGGGCCGCCGTCCTGCTCGGCATAAAAGATGGCGTCGTTTGCACAGTAGTGCCGCCGGCTAAAGGGGAAAACTAGAAGATGACCCGTTCAATTCTCGACAGCCGCCGCAAGGTCGTCAGCACCATCATCCGCACCTTCCCTGGTGGCCGTGAGTGCGCCGCCGCACTCCTGGGCCTGGAG